CGTCTGGAATGAAGCCATCTGCGCGTCTCGACCAAACTCACCCGCCGCAAGCCGCTGCGCGAACTGCTGCGCCTGCGCTTGGTTGGCAAACTGACCCGATTGGAGTGCCAGTTGAGCGTTTTGGGCGATTGCAGCGTTTTGTGCGCCCGTGGCCTGCTGACCCGCGCCAAACCCCGCCAGAGCCGCTTGGTTGGCAAAGCCGCCCAGAGCCTGTGCCTCGCCTAGCCCCTGCTGACGAGCCGCCATATCAAGGCTAATGCCCTGTAGCGCGGCCTGCGTTCGGAGGTCGTTTTCCTGTTGTTGCTGCTCGGCAATGGCGGCGTTAAACGCCTCGCCACCACGCACCAAACCTTGATTCGCCAACTGCGTCTCAAGTTGCGCCCGTTGACGCTGCAATTGCGGGTCGAGGCGCGACATGATTGCCTGCTGCGCCGTCATACCAGCGCCAACCGGCATTGCGGCAAGTTGCGAGGTGTCCAACTGCCCTTGAAGGGTAGGGGCAGCGGGGCCACCCTGCGCCGTGCCAAACTGGCCTGCGCCGGTCTGCACGCCGCTAATGCCACTTGTGTCCAAGCCCTGCAAGTTTAGCCCTTGTGGGCCACCCGCAGCCATTCCGTACTGTCCTGCCGTGGGGCCGAAGTTAACCGGCAGCGCCGACACATCAGAGCGTGCGCGACCCTGCAACTCGGGAAGGGTCGGCAGGTTGCCATAACCGCCAAATTGGAATTGTTGCGCCGGAAGCCCCTGCGGGGTGAAATCCGTGCCGTAGACATTTTGCACGCGCCCGATGGCCTGTTCGCCAAGGCCGGACAACGCACGCTCAACCCGTTGTTGCGCCTCTAGGGTCGCCTGTGCCTCGGGGGTCAGGTACTGCTCAATCGTCGGGGTGTCCAAGTCCACCATCTCGGTGAACATCTCGCGGGTGGGCATAACATCGCCCATGTACTCCCCGCCGCCGTAGCCCTGATTAAACCGTTGCGTCTGTCCCGGCCCCATGCCGGACGCATCAAAGCGACCGCCGCCGATAAGCATGGCAGTCGGAACCTGCGCTCCGGTGGGGAGCGTTGTGAAGTTGGCTCGACCGCCCTGCGTGTATGCAAGGTCATCGCCCATTCCCAAAGCCTCGCGCCGCGCAGCAGGCATACCGTCGGCCTTTGATGCCATAGGCTCTTGCGTAACGCCGAGGTCAACACCGCCGCCATACATACCGCCGCCCATCTGCACGCCACCGCCGCCCGTAGTTGGCATTGCAGCGCCGCCACCAACGCCAACGGTTGAGGGTGCGCCCTGCGGTGCGCCGGTAGCAGGTGCCTGCGGGTTACGCGCACGATAGTTAGCCATCGCCGCGTCATACGCAGCGCGGTTGAATTGCGGTCGCCCGTAAGTCACGCGCTGACCACCAAGCGGGGTAATGACATTGGGGTTAGAAAGACGCGCAGTAAGACGCGCCGCCTCTAGGTTGGCGATGCCCTGTTGTTGCGCTGCACCCGCGTAATCAGGCGCTGGCGGCGGTGCCGGTGATTTTTTTCCCATAACGGTGTCCTAAATAACGACACGCCTCGCGTGTCATGGTCAGGAAAACAATATCACCGTCGGTGTCGGCATCCTTTAGACGCGCTTCCTCGGTGAAACCCATTTTACGCACAAGCCTGATGGCTTTCGCGTTTTTACTGCCCACGGGGGCGATGATTTTGTCAACCCCGCAGACATTGAAAGGATAGTCAAACATGGCTGCAATGTAAGCGGGGGTTAAGCGGTCAGAAATGGCGATGTGGCAAACCACGCTGCGCCCGTTCCAGTTCTCGTAAACCACGCCGCCGACAATGTTCTCTCCCTTACGCAATCCGATGGCGTTAGAGCGTTCAGCGTGATACCCGCCGCCCGTATGCCCACAGACCCATTCGCCCACCTCGGGGCCGCTTGTTATATGCCAGCCCATCCGAGTTGATACACCACATCAGTTGAGGCCCATTGAATCGCTAACTTGTTGCTGCTGCTCTGAAACTGTATTGACCCGCAGTAACCAACGCCGGTAACGCCCTGCCAATTATTCTGAATCTCAAGGTCAGAACCCCACACAGCCGTATCCCACAACGCGCTGTCCCAAAGGGCAGTCAACGGAGTAGAAAACGATATCGGGGCAACATTGTCTGAAATGTTGAAATCGACATTGATGCCAACCCGCACAGACGGGGTGCCGTTGCTGAAAATGCTAGGCCGTGCGCGTGTAAAAATCTTCTTTACGCCGCGAGTCTCGAAGTAGTTAAAGGCTTGAAGAATCTTGCCGTTGATGTTGCTTGTGTCATCAATGTAGCCGGTGCTACCCGTTGTCCAAGCCTTTGCCACAAAGGTTGCAGCGCCAAAGTACGGCGTATCGTCAAGCAACCCAAAGTGAAAAGCGTTCCAGTTTGTAAACCTGCACCACGCCTTCGTGATGTTGTTCATCACAAACTGCTCTTGTGCGCCTTCACGCACCGGGACATTGACGATTAGGGCGTTGTTCTTCGGGTTGTACAACATACACCACCCGAAGTTGTCCCTATACGCCGCAGCAGCCGCCGCAAACGCACCCTGTATCTTGTCCGATAGCGCGATGTTGGGGTCGAGCCGCGAGGATTGAAGCGCCGAGGCCATGGGAATCAACCCGTCAAGCGTCAGCACCAAAAGGTCGCCGCCGTACTTCATCAGGGAGCGGGTGCCGATAGGCGCACCTATAATCCACACGCCAATCAGCGCCCATGTGGACGCAGATGAGGGGTCGGTGCCACGGTAGACAATGACCTCGCCCTTGTCGGTGACAAATACAAGGTTGTCATCCACGCCGTAACCAGCGTCAATTGTCCACGAGGCCATCGACACCAACACGCCGCCCAGACGCGCAATGGATGACAGGTCGAGAACCTGTGCCGCGCCGCCAACGCTTGAGGTCGGCAGGTACCACGCCTTCAGCGTGTCCTTCTGGATGAACCACACACGGTTCTTGAAGAGCGTAGGCGAGTTAAGGGTTGTCGTTGTTACGCCTGTGATGGCAGGCGTAGACGCTCCCGTAATGCTCGTCCAAGTGGTGCCGTTGTAAAGATACGGCGTGTTGACACCGTTAGCGGCATACAGGTAGTTGCCGCCTGCGGTCGTGACATTGGTGTATTCCCACTTGGAGTTGGTCAGTCCGCTGACCGCCGCCGCGCCAATAGCACCCGCAGATGTAGCGTTGTAGAACTTGCCATCCGACACCGCCCACAACTGGTCAGAGGTGCCGCCGCTGTAGGTCATCAGGGTTTCTACATCGTCGGGAAACCCCGTGGCGTGCTTCACATAACCGCCGCGCAGGACAACATTGGATACGCCGGGAAAGTAATTGTCCAACTGCACGGCATCCGTGGGTGCCATGTTGGCGAGAGAATCCCGAGCGTTCCAACCGCCCACGGGCGACGGCAGGCTTGCGACATTTGCCGCAGAGCGTTGGACGAGGCGACGAGAAACAGCCATCAGTTCTCGTACCCGTAATTGCTGTCAGGGATGTTGTCGTAGCCGATAAGAACCGTACCGGGACGCGGGGCAAACGAGAGGTTGGCAGCGCCCGTATCCTGTGCAACAGCCGTCTCAAGTTCAGCGAGGTAATCGCGGAAGATGGCGGTCGTATCGAAGCCCTTTGCCTCGAAATACTTGAGTTTGGTAGACAGCACCATCACACGGTCGGGATAGATGCAGGTGTCGTTGTCTGCCGTCATCGAAGTCTTGGCAGCACCCGCCGCGCTTTCTGCCCATGCGTTGCTACGGTACTCAAAGCCGAGCAACTCGCCAGCGTTCATTCCGGGCCAAATCTGGAAGTATTTGCCGAGCAAGCGGTAACGGATACGGGGGCCGGTCGAGATGTAGCCCGAGAGCAGCCATTCCCATTGTTGCGGCGACTCTGGGCCAAGCATCTCCCAACGCTTGCTCTTATCCCAATGCGTGCGGTTGACGCTGCTGTAGTAATCCGAGGGCAGGCCGTACTTGACCTTTTGGAACACCAGACCGCCACCGACCTGCGCCTCTGTCGGCTCGTAGTTGATAGAGACAGCCGAGGGAGACAGCACGCCCGTCACATAGGTGGCATTGGGGATGCCAACGCCTTGCACCTGATAGGTTGAGTCGATAAGCGAGGTATCAGGGATATTGGTGAGGGTATACGCCGAGGTCGTCCATGTACCCGTGGTGCTAATGGCCTCGGTGTAGAAGGTGTGCTGCTTGGTCAGTTCGCGCCAGTCAGCACGCCGCATCAACTCGTACCCCGAGGCGTTCATCAGGGCAAGAATCTGCACCACATCCTGATTGGGGTTACCCGCCACCGTAGCCGGTATCGGTAAACCCAGTTCAGCGGTGACCTGCTGAACCAACGCCAACATGGTTGTGGTGCTCATTCGTTAACTCTCCGCAACGGGTTCCTTCTTCGGGCGACCAGCCTTGCGCGTCATCAACGCTGCCATCTGCGCCTGAAGTTCTGCCAGTTGTTTTTTGGTGTCGTCCAATTGGTTTTCGGTTTCCGAGCGATTCCGCTTTGCAAGAAACGCCTTCGCCTTCTCACGCAAGCCGGGGCCACCCATGCCGATGCGCTGCAACTGCGCGTCGGATGCGCTGGCAATCTGCTCTACGGTCTGGAACTTCAGGATGCGAAGTTCCTCAATGTGTCCACGGGTAATGTCGCCGTTGCCATCGGTAAACCAGACATCAAGCGAGGTGCCGATTGCGGGGGCATCCTGCTCGTTTTGCTTCATCTGGAAATAGAGATACTGACGCGGAAACCGCTTCTTGTGGTCTTCATTCATCGGCTGTTCGATGATGGTTGTCTTGTCGCCGGGAATGTTAATACGCACAAACGGCTTGCCGTCCCACTTCGGGTCTACATCCTTTGCGATGTAGAACTCGACTTGGAGTTGCTCGTCCGCGTTAAAAATGTCGCTATCTAGAGGCATCGTCGTTTACTCCTGTGGGGAGGTGAGGGAAGAAATCACAGGTTGTTGACCTGTGTTAAGGTCGCAATGACCGAAGGAATTGCAGGCCAGACACTTGTGGCGCTGGCTGCGAGGATTCTAACGCTGGTATCGTCTGTTGCCCACATCAATTCTACATAGTGCGTGGGTTCCAATTGAATTATGAAGTTCCACGCCGCTACCGTTCTGGCTGCGGTGCCTTGAATAGCAATTGTAGTTGCTGTGTTTGGGACATTGGTTCCGTTCTTGCGAAGCCAAATGTAGATGTTGCCAGCACCGCCAGAGGTCTTATCCAATTGCGCCGAGAATTGCACATTGTAGACACCCTGATTAGCCACAACGAGCCGTGAGGTAGGCGAACCGATGGAAACCCCGTTGCTGCTGTCGGTGGTGTTAAAGGTCATCCCGTAGGCGGTGTTGATGGACGCTGCTACCTGCAAAGTCGTGTCCGAAAACGCCCCGTAATGCAGAATAGGAACAGACCGCCCAAAGCCCTGTAACTCTTCCCAAAGCGTGTTGCTGACGGCAAAGAACATAGCCGAGCAGTCAGCGTTAATCGTGCCAAAGCCTGCATTGTTGATGCTGCTACCCGCGTCATACGGGTACACCGTGATGGGGTTAGCGGTGCTGTTTTTAACGATGACGGTTTCGCCCATCTCCGTCGGTGGAAGTCTTACGCCCGTGCCAACCGCCGCGCTGTCTACATTGGTGTAAACATAAGTCAATTGCAGGGCGTTGCCTGCCGAGGTTCCGGCAGCGGTCGCTGTGCTGGTGCCGTCGCCGCAAATGGAAACGGTCTTAAGGCTGTCTACGCCTGCGCCCAGCACCCGTGAGGGTATCGCCATCTCAAGCAGCCAACGCCATCTTGCGGCGCTCTTCGATGATGGCGGCAATCAACCCCGGCCCCTTGGCCTCAACCGTGATTTCTGGCATCACGGAGTAAATCATCTGGAACTCGTTTGCCTGCTGCGCCATCGCAGCATTGCAGGTGAACTTGCGCTTTTCTGCGCCCACATAGACATCCATCGTCGGGCCAGTCATCTCGCCCGTAAACCGCTTGATGCCGTCAGCCCGATTGCAACTGTCGTACCCGTACAACACAAAGTTGCGAAAGCCAAGCAGGTACCCGATGTTGATGGCACGCATCCCCGAGGTGGTGCCGCCGCCAACCGCTAACTTGCCAGCGCCCAGCGCCTTCATCTCCGGCCCTTCAGCCCATGAGTGCCACAGGACGACCTTGCGCTCTTTCAGCGTGTCAAAGGTGACCGGGGGGCAGCGGGAGGCAACGAGGTAGGTGGTGTGCGCGTTATGGCGCTGTATACCGCTTGTGCGGTCACGGGGGTCGAGGTTAATCCACAGGTCAGGCTCTATGCCGTTCTCGCACAGGAAGTCGTGTGCGGCCTTTACAGCGACAATCGGGCGACCGGCCTGTCGCTGCGCCCGAATGTCCTCTACGAAACTAGGCATTGACCACCCACTCGCTACACACACGAATGTTCCATCGTGGGTGCAGAGAGCGGGGGCCAACTCTGGCAACCCACGGGCAAGCGACGAGCGGATGTTGGAACAGAGTTCCTCCGGTTTGCCAGCCGCCTGCACCGTGAGTTCCAGTTTTTGCATGGTTACGGGGTAGCGTTAGCCGGTACCGGGATAACCATGGTGAACGCTGCAACCGCAGTCATAGCCGAGGTAGCCGAGGCGGTCACTTCCGTGACCACGCCAGCGACCAGAGCGCCCGACACGGTGGCATCATCCAACCGGCCTTCGGTGCTGGTGGTGTAGAGGGCAACCGCCGGGAGGCAGGAAGCCGACACATTCACCCGCACCTTGCCGCCCAACTGCACCCAACCGTAGTAGCCGGACGCAATCGACACCTGCGCGAAGCCGATACGCTTGGTATCAGCAACACGCGCCGTCGTCGCGTTGGTTACGACATTGGTTGCAGGGATGCAGACAGCGTTGTACTGCGAGATGGCCGAAGCCGCCTGCACATACACCGCCAAACCACCATCATCGAGCGTCACGACCGTGCCGGGATTAATGGCAGCGGTCGAGTCGGTATTACCGAGAGCAGGGTACGCAAACCCGTTAACAATAACAGTCATTTTCGTATCCCCTATCAGTTAATCAACACGCCGCAGAACTGCGGGCCGGACGAGGTAAGGTTACCCGCCCAGCCAATCAGTTTCACAATCATTCTGTTACTTCGCCTTTCGGCTACTGACCACCCTTTCGGATGGCGGGGCAACCTCTTCGGGTCACCCTCTGCGGCTTCTTTGGTTATACCGCAGTTCAGACTATCGCATGGCGAACCTTTTTCGTTCGCCCCCTCTCACTTAGTCGTTCAGCCTGCTTTCGCTTGGCCCCTGTTGCCCGCTTCCGGGTTTCCAAGTCAATCAGAGAGGGTTTATAGACGCCATTAGTGAATCGTAGGTTTAGCGTCTTGGTTGACAGCCTGACGGTCGCCGCCAATCGGGACAAAGTTTCTGTCCTTGTGGGGGCGGAACATCAGGTACTTGGTGTTGAGGAACCACATGTGGTTGGCATTGCCAACGCCGCCGTTATACGACGACGAACCAATACCACCATCGAGCACCACATCCGAAGCCATGCCAGCGCCGAAATACTTCAGCGAGGCGAAGCCAGCGCCAGCCATGCCCGAACCGGAGTCCGTGATGCGCTGGATAGCCTGCAACGACTGCAAGTAGAACTTGTAGTAGTTGTTGTCGGCAACGATGAGGTCAGGCTTGTCGGTACCGCGAATCAACTGCACCGCAACCGCATCCATGTAGCCTTGGATGTTGCTGCTGGTCACAGCGCCCGTGCCGTCGCCCGTAGCCGAGAAGGCCACCGAACGCCAGAACGGCCACGCCTGACGGTTGATGCCACCGTAGGTGCCGCTTGACGGGCTATCCGGCACAGCAGCAGCAAGACCCGTGAGGTTCTTACCCGCGTTGCCGGTGCCGTCACCGTACAGGTCACCGCTGATGCGGTTCGCCAGTTGCGCCTCGGCAACCTCCATACGACCGTCGAGCAGGTCGATGATGGCTTCCTTACCCGAGTTCTGAATCATCTCCAGACCCGAGATGGACACAGCAGACGCGTACTGCGTGATGCTGAACTGCGCCGCCGAGATGGGCGAGTTCTGACCGACGTTCAGCACCTCGTACCCGGAGTACGAATTGGTGTTGTTGGTGGTGGTGTCGTTGTACATGATTTCTTGCAAAATCACGTTACCGCCCGAGAACGTCTTGACGTTCCCGCGCTCCTTCAGACGACGAAGCAACGCGTTGTTGTTCGTCACGTTGTCAGCGAGTTCACCGCTACGGCTCTGAATGTTAGTAGCGATAATGTCGCTGATACTGGAATTGGCATAAGCCATTTCAATGCTCCTATATCAGTTGATTACAACCGCGAGTTGGATTCTTCAAACGCTTCTTCCAACATTGCGCGGCGACTATGCGCCTTGGGAGCCGTGTTAGTTCCGGGTGTGGAACCTCTGACGCTGACCGCAGCAGCCCGTGCAATTTTCACCGCACGGTTCTTCTCTGTTGCCTGACGCTGTGAAACCTCTGCCTGTCGGGCCGATTGCACTTTGTCAAACAAATCCGAATCAAGCCTAATTGCCTTTTCGTAAGCATCGTCCAGCGTTTCAGCCACCCCAGATTGGAGCAACTGAATCATCGTCGGACGCGCTTCCTCAAAGTGTTCAGCCGTCATCGAGAAACTGTTGATTTCGTTTAGCAGGGTCTGGTTTTCAGCCATTTCCTGCTGTTGCTTCCACCCCATGACCTCGCCACGGACGGTGTTCAGTTCGTTTTGCAATTGATACACCATCGGGTCGATGGAGGGTTGGGCGGTCTGCTGACCACCCTGCATGACTTGGTTAAGGTTGATGCCGTATGACGCAGCCAATTGCGTCAGGTACTGCATCTTCTGCGCCGGGGGGCTATTACGCAGCGTGTAATCGGCCTGCGCGAGAGCGGCAACCGCCTGCTCCGGCTTCAGACCCAACCCCTGAATGGTCGGCAGGTACGGCTCCAGCGCCTGATTCATCGCATCGGCAAACTGCGCCTTGGAGAGCAACGGTTCTACGCCGCGCTTCATCTGTTCTTCGCGTTGCCAAGCGTATTCTTGAATCTTGGGGTCAGCCTTTGCCCAATGCTCGTGATATTCCTTCTTCCACGAGGCAGGCGGCTTGCGCCACAGGGGTTCTTCGGCGGCTTCTGCGGGTTGCTCTTGAACCTCCGCAAAGCGGCCTTGTTCATCCCGCCCCTGTGAAGGGGTTTCCTCGCTCTGCTCAAACTGCTGTTCGAGCAACTCCTTGCGGTCGAGCGTTTCTGCCTGTGGGGCCTGTTCCATTACCGTCTCCTGTGGGGGTCGTGGGTAAATCGGACTTCATCGCGCAACCGCGACAACAACTTGTTGGCATCCGAGTGGGTCATGCTCGACAACTGGTGACGCAGCACATCCACTCGATTGTTCTTGGGTTTTTGCTTGCTGACGAACTTTGTCGGGTCTTCGTTGCCAACCTCGACGCAGCCGTGAGCCTTGAGGTGCAGACGATGCTGCGAACGGGAGGTAATCATGCGCCCGTCAATCATCGACTTGTACGGCGCGATGTCCGGCATGATGTAGTGATGCCGACCGCTTGCGTCACGCTTGCGCTCGACAAACTCACCGTCAACCATTACATAAGTTCGTTTCATAGCAGCAACAATACTTCTTCGTCGTCCATTTCCTGATGCTCTCGCATCAATCGCTCAACCCTATCAATGTCAGTTAACAGGGAGTCCCAGTTAATTGTTGGTTGTGCGATGTTAACAGTTATATGCGGCTCTACAATCGTTTCGGCAATCTCTGGGCGTGCCTCAAGCAGTTGCTCGTAAACCGAGATTAACTCTTGCTTGCGCTTCTCGCGTTTTTCTTGCTCTTCTTCCCAATGCTTCTTGCGCTTCTTATCGCCTTCGTGGGAATCGCTGATGACGATGATGGGCTGGACGGAGGCGGTAAGGGTGCCGGTTGCTCCGGTCGCTTCCACACCGGCAAGTGCAACCTCTCCTTGAAGGTTAACAACACCTGTTTGACCAGATGCTCCCACACCGGAAAGGGCAACCTCGACCGAATCGGTTTCATCTCCAACGACTCCAACGGCGCTGACACCCGTAAGGCCCGTCTCAAGGCTTGCTCCGAGGCTTCCCGTCTCGCCCGTTGCAGCGTTGCCCGTGAGCGTGACGCTTTGCTGGGTGCCGAGGCTACCAACGCCGCCTGTTCCGGTGACGCTGGTGACCGGGAGGCTGTCCCATTGCGCGTCATCCCATGTACCTGTGTTCCACGGCCCTTTTGCCACGACTCATCACGCAATCCGCAGAAGCGCGGTTGACGCATCGTTGGTCGGCATGGTCAGGATGAAGTTACCCGCCGTTACCGTCTGCGACCCGAAGGTGTAGACCGCTACCGCCTTGTCACCCTGCGTGCTGTTGTATATCAACACAGCGTCAAACGCCGTGGTCAGGGTCACCCCGGTATAGGTCAACGAGGCAGAGGGTGTCCAATACGCCGTGGTTCCCGTTGAGGTGGGCGCTGTGGCGTTAGAGACGGTGATGCCGCCTGCGATATACCCCGCGCCCGAAACCTCTCCAGAGGCGTTATAGGCGGTCGTGGCAGCGTTAACGGTAGCCGTGGCCTCGTAGAGCGCAGCCTTAAAGGTGTCCTTGTTGGTGTTTGCCCGAGTTGGCGGGGTGCCAATAGCGTGTACACCGCCGAGGATTTCAACCTTGAACGAGGTACACATTGCCTGCGTGTTAGCCATCAGAATTTCTCCAGTTCGCCAAAAAGGGCCGGGGCTTCCTTTAGGTGGACATGGACAGACCGATGCACCAACTCGCCCTCATGCCAGTATTCCACCCAACGGGTATGTTCGTGGTCGTTATCGACCTCGCCCTCGCGCTTATCCAGCAGGGATTCGTCCATCATCCCCTTGGTCGTCGTAATCATTGCAGTCGCGGCTCCAGTTCAAGGGCTTGCTGTACCGCCTCCACGCCCACCGCACGCCCGTCAGGGCCGCGCACGATGCGCTTGGGAGCCGTCAGCGTAGCAAGGGCAGTACGCACGCCCTTCATGTTTTCGTCGTTGGACGATGCCATCTGACCGTAGAGCGCCACGAGGTTCTGCATCGCCTGCCTTACCTCGCCGCCCATGTCTTGCATGACGCGCTCGGTGACGGCTTGCTGCGCCTCCAGAGCGGGGATGTCGAGGCCGGGGTTAGCCGAGATACGGGCGACCATGACCTTTGTGGCAGCGTCCAAGTCGGCTTTGTACTTCGCCATTTGCTGCTCTGCGGCGATTTTCTGCTGTGCAAGTTGCGCCTCAAACTGCTGCTTCATCTGCTCTAGTTGCTGGTCATTCTGCGCCTTGAGCGCCTCGACCTGCGCCGATTGCTGCAACTTGGCCTGCTCAATCTGCATGAGCATCTGCGACTTGGCCTGTTCAGCCTGTGCCTCCATCTGCGCCTGTTGAGCGGCGGGGTTCTCACGGGGCTGCGCTGCCATCTGTTTCAACTGCTCCGTTGCAGCGTCAATAGTACCCTCAAGCGGACGCGCCGCCTTGAACGCCTGCACGCCATACTTGAGCAAGTCCATCATCACCGGGACAAGTTCCGGCGAGGCTTGACCAACCGGCAGCGCCTGCTGCAAGAAGCCGCCGAAGGCTTGCAGGAACTGGAGCCTGTCCTGCTTCTCTTGCACCTCATCAATCTGCACAAGGCTGTCAGCGGCGATGTCGATGCGGAAGTTACGCAGCGGCTTGTCGCGGATAAGTTGCAACGCCTGCGGGATGAGCGCCTTGTCAGCGTCCGACATCTGCTCTGCGGCAGAGTAGGCGAGGATGGTCTGCGGCTGGTACCGCATACACATCACCTGCGCCTTGAGCCTGATGACCTCGGTTGCAAAGAGCGCCACATCTTCCTGCATCGACCGCAGGCGCAGGCCAGCGTACTGACCCTTGATTTGCTGCGCCGTCGCCGTCTCCGAGGCCGCAGATTGACCACGGATGATGTCGCTGATGCCCGTGATTTCGTATATCTGGCCCTTGATGTCAGCGCGTGCCTGATAGCATTGGATGAGCGCCTGCGCGATGGTGTCGAGCGGCAGCAGGTCAACGCTGCCCTTCAAGCCGCCTTTCTCGCTAAACGCCGCCCATTTGTCCACCGGGATGAGGGCATTGTTGTCGCCCTCGGTCATCAGACGCTGCAACGCCGGTTGGCTGGCATCGTACACGCCGCGCACACGCAGCGCCTTGACCAGACCATCAATGCGGTCAGAGAGGATGTCCAACTCCATCGCTTGGTCTTGGTACAGCACGAAGTCGGGGACAGGCACAAGGTTGTCCGAGGTCGTCGTGGCGTAGAGCGGCTTCGGGCAGGGGAAAAACCCCTCGAAGTTGAGCGGGTCGTCACGCACATCAATGAAGTGCGACATACCCTTTGACAACCAGTAGACCTTCAGCGTCTCCTTGTCCCAGAGTTCGCAGATTTTGGCGAGGTTGTACTGACGCTTGCTGTCGCGGTAGGCGTTGAGCGTCTCCGGGCCTTGGTCGGTCGGTATCTGACGCGCCATTTCCTCGCCGAAACGCTCTACAAGCGCCTCACGGGTCATATAGACCCAGCGCCATACCTGCCCCACCTCTTCCCAAGTGCGGCCCTGTGAGTGTCCAAAGTCCTTCCAATGGACATAATCGACCGGGGCGCGTTCGTACTCAATCTCTTCAAGCGGCGGCGGTGCGCCCTCGCCCTGTTCGATGGCAGAGGTGATAGATACGCCATCGTCCTCTACGCCGATAGGGGCAACATGAGGCTCGTACCGCACCCATGCCGTGCCGCGACCGCCGAGGAACCTGTCCTCGACATCGTATTTTATGGTCGAGCGGAAATCGGGGTAATGCTCAATCTCAAAGTCGATGGCGCGTTCGACCAACCGTGCAGCGACACGCCCAACGGGGTCGTTATCGCCAAAGCGTCTGCTTACATCAGCCTTCGGCAGTTTGGCGTAGACGGCAGGGATGAGCGTCTGGACATTGCTCCAAAGGATGTTGAACCGTGCGGTTTCGTTGCCGCCCGAGCCTCTGGTGTCGTCGCGGTAACGCTTGACGAGTTTCTTTACCCGCGCCTGCCACTTGGCAAACTCGTTCTCGTAGGTGCCGATGACCCGCAGGTACTTCTCAAGTTCTCGGCTAACGGTCTCGTCCATCTGTCAGTCCTTCTTGTTTCGCGCAGAGATGGCTCTGGCCTTTGCCTTCGCATCTTCCTTGCTCGACGCACCCCAAGCACGCAGCGCAAGCGCAAGGCGTGTCGGCTTGCCGTTCTTCTCCATCGGCCCAGCCATGTTGCCCATGCGTGCGAGGAACGATGCGCGGCGAGGATTGTCGCCGCCCTTCACCGGGGGCTTGAGGGTGCCACCCGTCTCGGCTTTGTAGGAAGCGCGGCCCTTGGCGTTCAAACCGCCCTTCGGGTTCTTGCCTTCACTACGCTGCCACGCTGCGCTCATCAGTAACCCTTTTTCTCTGGTTTAGCGGTCTTGGCAGACTCACGGAACGCCTTTGCGGTCGGCGCACCAGCCTCTCCGGGCTTACGCATCCTTTCGCCGGAGCCAGCCTTGATACGCTCCTGCTTCGCTAGAATGTTGGCGTAGAGTCCGGGCTTACGGTTCATTTGCTAAACAGTCCAACCGCCAGCACAGCAGCGCCTGCACCCGTCGTGACCTTCCACGGGCCGGTAGCCGCGTTGAGGCCAAGTTCCACGACATACACGCCAACAGCCGTACTCGCTGGGATGGAAAGGATGGTCGTGCTGCCGTCGATGATGCTGACGGTTGAAGTCAGCGCCGTTGATACCGTCACCACGATGCGATGCAGGTAATCGTTTGCTGCGCCATTAGTGCCAAGCACCTGCTCGGTCTGCGAAACGGCGACCGTCTCGTAGGGGTATTGATACGGAAGATTTACGCCACTCATATTCGCGCCCTCCTTGAGACGCTACGCTCGTGAACCTGCCACATATCGTTTAGCGTGACCTCATTCTGTGGCCCAACAATCAAGGTCTTGCTCTCTAACGGCCTCTGCGCGGACGGTTCAGCCCTCCACGCAACGGCAAGCATACGGAAAGCGTCGGCAGGGTGTGATGTCCAATCGTGTCGGGGTGATGCCCTGAACGCTTTCTTGTCCTCATCATACTCTCGTTGATACTGGCGTAAAGCCTCTATTCCGTCGCCGCATTTTACGGAATTGAACCAAGTTCGGGGCAACATCTGGCGAATTGCTTGGATTCCATCCTGCAAGCCGATGTTCGGCACCACGGACAAATGGTTGATGCCGAGGTGGTCAGCCAACTGCTCTACGATGCTGCGCCCCGTTTGAAGCGACTTCGCCCGTGCGTCATGCGGCAGGTGATGCTTGCCGTACTGATAACCCTTGTTTACAACCACTTCTGCAATGGCGCGGATGTCTGCACCGGAGACGGCGAAAAAGTCGATAACGCGCACCTCGCCGCCCACGACCTGATACCACCAGATAGCCGTGTCGTCGCGGTAGCCCAAGTCCCATGCGGTGTGTACCGGATACCCCGGCTCGAAGACTACACGCTCGTTAATACGCGGCTCTGCCTGTCGCATCTCTGTGCCGAAGAACGCGCCGAGGATAGCCGCCTCGAAACTGCACTCGTACTCTTGGAGGTACTGGTCTTCCGACAACTGCGCCTTTGCTGCGTTGAGTTCACTCTGGGGCAGCAGGCCTGATTCGCTAGCAGGCAGGCGCAGGACAAACCACTCGTCTGGGATGCGCCGTGCTGTCTCGTAGATGTCCCAGAATTGGTTCTTGCCCTTCGGCGTACCGGCAAACACAGCCCAGCCTTGTTTGTCGGAGAGCGCAGGCCGGATGACATTGCCAAACACGCTTGGCTTGAAGTCGCCGTACTCGTCCATGTACACGCCGCTAAACCCGAGGCCGCGCATTGCGTCTGCGTTGTCTGCGCCGAATAGGCTGACCTTTGTGTTGTTAACAAGCGTGATGGTCATCATCTGCTCGTTGGTGTCGCTGATGAGCGGCTGGGCGTAGTGCTTGAAGTAGTCCCACGCAATGCGGCGTGCTTGGTTCTGATATGGAGCGACATACCCGAAAAGGCCATTCGGCCCCCGGTACATGAAGGCTGCGCGGATGATGTCGTTAACCGCTGCGACGGTCTTGCCAGCACGCCGGTGCGCGACGAGGCAAGCCCACCGCTTCGTGCGGTCGTGGAACGGCATGAAAGCCCGTCTAGGGCGATACGGGAGTTCTACCCGCTGCTTCACTCGGGTTTGCCCCAAGTCGCCTCAATCTCAATCTTGCTGCCGTCTGGGCCGCTGTGCTCGTGCCGTGCAAGTTTAGGCACATGGTATTCGAGTAGGTCGCTGAAGCACTTGAACGCAGCCTCTGCGCCCTTCTCTTGGTGTATCTCGTCGAGCCAGCCCTGCAAGCGGTCTGCGTTGCCGTCTACGAAACGAGAAATGGCCTCCCTCGCTGCTTGGGTTGACTTGTTCGGGCTTCCTTTGGGTCTTCCTGCTGGCATACCGGGGTTAATATATCTTGATTGTTTATCTAATGAAACTATCTTTGCCGCTGTTGCCTTGGGTTAACTTACTTGCGCTCCAGTATGCGTACCTTCTTTTCCTCACCGGGGAACACGACGAAGTTGCGCGTTCCGGTGGCGCTCAATCCGCGACTACGACTACCTGCGTCTAGGTACTTGATGCCGGGGATACTGGCGTTTTGTAATTTTTCCGATGCTGTAACTTTCAACGGTTTTTCTGGTGATTCTCTTCCGCCGCGCTGAAGATGAATTCGATACAAATATTCTCCCGTCCAATTTTTCCATTTGCTTTCGTCAGGCGCATTTGGCATGGCGCGTATAGCGGCTTTTACAAACTCTGATTGCTCACTTAACGGTTTTTCCCAATCGAGCATACGGTCTATCATCTCGTCGGGGAGGTCGGCGGTGTAAAGGTTGCCCTTTGATTGATTAAATTTGTCAGCGTTTTTTTCTAACCAATCAGCAGCATCTTTTCTGCCAATTTTGTTCAATGTTTCTGTTTTTTCTTTAATAGTCGTGCCGGTGGACGATTGACTCATTGCATATTTTGCCAATCCTTCTGGCGATTTTTTGTCGGAAAAGTCTTGCACCCATTGACCATTAAAATACACATTGTCTTTGCCCTGAACCGGCACAAATCCACCACCCCCCGTTGAGTAGTGTTGCGCTACGCTGGGGCTTTCAGCAAGGTAAATTCCATGCCCGAAAGCCTGCGCCCCCTCGCCCGTGCCAATCTTGCTAGCGTCAAACTCGCCCAGCGGGTTGGCCTCCGTTTCGGGGAACCGATGCGGGGTGCCGTGGTAGACATCAAGTTCAGCGATGGGGGCGGTTTTGCGTAGCGCGGCGGCTATCCGCATGGGGTCAACCATCGACCCTGCGTATTCACCAGCAGCGCGGGGGCTGGTCATTGCCTGCCGTGCGCGTTCAACCTCGCCCTGCACGAGAGCCTTGCCCGTCTGAACCGGCTGCGTAACGATTGCCTTGCCGATGGTACCGAGGTCTTGGGCGGCTTGGTCTAGGCGAGGGGTCGGGCGGTCGGCGGCTTGGGCGTATTCTGCCGTCGTCATACGCCCTATGTTGGGGTCGCTTGTCAGCGCCTCGTATGCAAGTCCTCCGACGCTCCTAGCGCGGTCTGCGAGGGTATCAACTACCCC